AGACCGGGGGCCTGCGCGGGGTGGTCCGGGGCGGGTGGGCGACCCCTCGGCGGGGCGGGGTAGGGTCGGGGGCATGAGCCTCCTCGCCCCGGTACGCATCGACAGCCCCGCCGGCCGCCGCCTGTCCGAGGCGTGGGCCCGCGCCCTCGTCCGCCCCTGCCCCGCGTGCAGGCAGCAGCGCCGCCTCGTCCGGTGCGAGCGGGACACGGACGGGGAATACCTCGCCTGCGACTGCACCGACCCCGGCGTGGACCTCGCCGCCCGGGTGCGCGCGGCCGAGGGCACGGTATGCCGCTGCGGCGTTCGGCGCCGTGCCCTGGCCTACACGGTCGGCGCGGTGACCGTGCGCGTGCTGGTCTGCGGCCCCGGGTGCTGGCCCTTGCACCGCGACCTGCTGGCCGAGCTGGCCCGGCTGGCCGCCGCCACCCCTGGCCCGGTGGGGTAGGCTGGCGTCATGGCCCTCGTAATACAGCAGCCCGGCACCTCGAACCGCCAGCCCGACGCCCCGGACCGCTTCTGCCTGTTCGACGACGACGCCGGCGCCTTCCTCGCCACCGACCAGAACGTTGTCGAGATGACCAAGGCGGTCATGTCGCGCCTCAATGCCCGCGGTCTCAATGCCCGCGGCGCCGCCATACAAGCCGGCAAGCTGCTGGCGCAGGCCCGCCGGTACGCCGCCGAGGGGCCTGCGCGTGACCCGCTCTGGCAGGTGGCCAAGAACGGCGCCGCCACCCCGGAGGCGCGGGCGTGGGTGGCGACGGTCGAGGCGGCAGCCCGTACCAACGCCGGCCAGCTCGCCACCACCCCGGCGGCGCCCCGGTCCGGGGTCAAGGTCGTGGTCGGGTGGGTGGTGGCCCGGGACTACCCGGCACGCGGTGCCACCGTGCGCGAATACCTTGGCCTGCGCACCGCCGCCGACACGCTCGACCTGTACGGGTTGTGGGGCGAGCAAGCCGAGGCGGCCCGGCTACCGCAGCACCAGGCCCGCGCCCTCGTCCGGGCACTGCGGCGCCGGGGGGAGGATGTGCGGGTGGTGAGGCTGTGGCGGTGGGTGGCGACCGGCTGACCCCTCGCCCGGGTGGCGCATGATTCGGCCATGCTGATCGCCGATACCCGACCTCACCCCCAGGACGAGGCCGATCTCCGCTGGCTCTGGTGCGAATCCGAGGGGGCCATGGGTCTCCGGTCCTCCCTCGGCGCCCAGCTCGACCGGCTGGCCGAGGGGCGCATCACCGCCCACCAGTCCGGCACCCCCGACCTGTCCGAGTCCGCCTACCTCGCCGCCACCCGGCAAAAGGTCATCCTGCGCCGGCTCCGCACCCTGGCCACCACCCACCAGACCACCCTGCGCGCCGCCTACGGCCCCGGCCTGCCCGCCGAGCACCTCAGCCGGTGGAAGGACCTCGGCACCACCGCCCTGCCACCCACCCTGATGCTGCTGGTGGCCCAGCGGGAGAGCGTGCCCCGCAAGCGCCTGGCCGGGTGGCTTACCCCACCCAAGCCAGCCACCCTGCCCGACGACGCCACCGAGCAGGCCAGGGCCCAGGCCAAGGCCGACCACGCCAAGGTCATGGCGACGTGGAAGGCCCAGGCCAAGGAAGGGCTCTCGGCCCTGCGCCGCGACGCGCAGGTGGCGCTGGTGCAAGCGGTGTCGGCCTACGGGGAGGCGGCCCGGATGGACATGACGGCCCACGGGCAGAGGCGCGGGTGAAGATGACTGGGGCGCGGGTGAAGCCCTACTACACCCTGAGCGAGTACGCCCGCCTGACCGGCGCCACCCTCCGCTCGGTCCAGCGCCGCGCCGACCGCGGTACGCTGTCCACCGGACGGGTAGGAAAATATCGGGTCGTCTACCTCGTGCAAATCCAGGCCGAAAACCCGGACTTGTGGGCCTCGATTGCGCTCGCGTTGCAGGTGGCTGGCAAAAAATAATCAGCCACGGACACGCCCGGATGACCACACGGGGTGTTCTGAATAGGTAGGGGCTTTGATGGTCCGGCGCCGCCGCGCGCACCCCGGCCCGCGCCCCGGCAGGAAGGGTTACGGGTACGTGTGCCCGCGACCGGGTACCACCATGGCCGATCAGCCACAGCGGGGGCGGCCAACGAAGCTGACCCCCGAGAAGCACGCCGCCATCATCACGGCCATCCGGGCCGGCGCCAGTCGCCAGGCCGCCGCCGCGTCGGTGGGCGTCGCCTACAACACCCTGAGAGAATGGGTGGCCAGGGGCGATGAGCGCCACGCCGACCGCGAGCCGACCGAGGATTTTGCGGCGTTCGCGGCGGACCTACACACGGCCGAGGCCGAGTTCGAGCAATCGCTGATCCGGCAGGTCGTCGAGTACAGCGCCATGGGCGACAAGCCCGACTGGCGCGGCCCGGCGTGGCTGCTGGAGCGGCGCTTTAGCCAGCAGTGGGGCAAGACCACCAAGACCGAACTGAGCGGACCCGGGGGCGAGCCGCTGTCCAAGATCGACGTGGCGAAGCTGTCCGATGCAGAACTCGCGGAACTCCGACAGCGTCTTCGCGGGGGTAAACCTTGAGGCCCTGCCGCCCGACCAGCGCGCCCTTCTGGAGGCTCTGGTCGAGGTAGAGGCCGAGTCCCGCGAGCGCGAGCGTGCCCGCCAGCCGCTGCAAGACTTCATCCCGTCGATCACCCCGCGGTGGTCGAGCCCGCGGCACCTTGCCCGGCTGACCGACCTGTTCGAGCGCATCGCGCAAGGCGAGCGGGTCCGGGCGCTGGTGAGCGTGCCGCCGCAGCACGGCAAGACCGAGACCCTGCTGCATGCCCTGGCGTGGCTGCTACGGCGCAAGCCTCACCTCCGCAACGCCTACGCCTCGTATGCCGCCCAGCTCGCCTTTACCAAGAGCCGACTGGCGCGCGACTACACCCTGGCCGCCGGGGTCAAGCTCCGCGACGACGCCAACAAGGTCAACGAGTGGGTGACCACGGCCGGCGGCGGTCTACTCGCCACGGGCGTCGGTGGTCCCCTCACCGGCAACCCGGTCGACGGGGTGCTTCTGGTCGACGACCCGCACAAGAACCGGGCCGAGGCCGAGAGCGCCGTTATCCGCGAAGAGATCAAGGGGTGGTGGACTTCCACCGCCATGACCCGCGTTCACCCGCAGGCGTCGGTGCTGGTGGTGCATACCCGCTGGCACCCGGACGACCTGATCGGGTGGCTGCGCGAGGGGGACAGCGGCAAGTCCTGGGAGGTCGTCGAACTGCGTGCCATCGCCGATGGCACCGACCCCGGCGACCCGCGGCAGCCCGGCGAGGCGCTGTGGCCGGAGTACATGCCGGCCGACTTCCTCGAAGAGCGCAAGCGCGACGTGGGCCCGTACGACTGGGCCAGCCTGTACGACCAGCGCCCCCGCCCCAAGGGCGGCAGCGTCTTCGGCGACGTGCATCTGGCCTCGCCGCCGCCTGGCTACCGCGTCGTCATCGGTATCGACCTCGCCTACACCGAGAAGACCTCCAGCGACTACTCGGTCGCGGTGGTCATGGCCGAGGTCGGTCGCAAGTTCTACATCCTTGACCTGCACCGGATGCAGGCCCCGGCGCCCGTGTTTGCCGAACGGCTGCGGGCGTTGCAGCAGCAGTACCCGACGGCCCGGATGGTTGCCTACGTGGGCGGTACCGAGCGCGGCGTGGTCGACCTGATGAACCTGTCGGCCGACGGCAAGGCCCGCCTCAGCATCGAAGCCAAGCCCGCCGTCGCGGACAAGTTCATCCGGGCGCAGCCGGTCGCCGCTGCCTGGAACGACGGCCGCGTGTTCCTGCCCCCGTCCACGCCCGCCTGGGCGTCGGCGTTCGTGTCCGAGGTCCGCATCTTCACGGGCCAGAAGGACCGGCACGACGACCAGATCGACGCGATGGCGGCGGCTTACGACGCCCTGGCCGCACCCAGCCTGTCCCGCTCCGACCTCGACAAGTTCCGCGACCAGATCCGCCGCCCGACATGACCACCCCGCCCACGCTGCCCCGCTCGCCTGACACGCAGGTCCGCAAGGACATGCCGGTCATGGCGTGGACCGGCTCGTGGGGCACGGTCTCGATCCAGCAGGCGCTGGACAACCACGACCTCGGGCAGTTTCTCCTCAGCGCCCAGTTGAGCGAGTCGGCGCAGCGCGATGACCGCGTCGCCACCGCGCTCAACACCCGGTGCAAGGGCCTGCTGGGCCTGCCGCGCGAGATCACCCCGAGCCCTCGAGGTGACCGCCGCAAGGCCAAGACCGCGGCCAAGGACCTCGAGACCCTGTGGGCCGAGACCGACCTGACCGAGTCGATGATCCAGCTCCTGCGCTGGCAGGTGATGATGGGCTTCGCCGTGGCCGAGATCCTCTGGACCGGCGACGCTTCCGCGTGGACGTTCTCGCTCAAGGTCTGGCACCCGCAGTTTCTGTGGTTCAACTGGGCCACCCGCCAGTACATGCTCAACACGAGCGAGGGGCCGGTGGCGGTGACCCCCGGCGATGGCAAGTGGCTGCTGCTGACCCCCGAGGGTGAGTACCGCGCCTGGATTCAGGGCGCCGTGCGCAGCATCGCCATACCCTGGCTCGGCAGGCAATACGCCTTCCGCGACTGGATGCGGTTCAACGAGGTCTACGGGGTACCGATCCGCAAGGCGTCCGTCCCGGCGCAGACCTCGGAAGACGACAAATACAAGTTCTTCGCCGACATCCGTGACGCCGGCTCGGCCATGGTTGTCACCTGCCCCACGGGTGTTGACGGCCAGAAGTACGACATCGAGCTGGTCGAGGCCACGGCGACCGGGTGGGAGACCTTCCGCAACGCCACCGAGGATGCCGACAAGCGCATCACCCTCGCCCTGCTCGGCCAGAACCTCACCACCGAGGTCAGCGGCGGCTCGTTCGCCGCGGCCAAGGTCCACGGGCAGGTGCGGCAGGACTACCTCGAAGCCGACGAGCGCGGGCTGGTGGCCGGGTTCCGGCGCCAGGTGCTGCGCGCGTGGGCTGCGTTCAACTATGGCGACCCCGACCTCGCCCCGGTGCTCCGCTTCGATGTGGAGCCGCCCGAGGACGCCAAGGCCAACGCCGACACGCTGGTGTCGCTGTCCACGGCCCTGTTGAACCTCGCGACGGTGGCCCCCGAGGTCGACCGCCGGGCCCTGCTGGCGAGCTACAACCTTCCCCTGCACGAGCCCGGCGAGGAGCTGCCGCCCGTGGTCGTGGCACCTCCCGGCGCCCCGCCTGCCCCGGCAGCACCCAAGCCGGCAGCCGACGCAGCCGCCCCGGTAGACCCGCAGGCCGACACGGCCTCGCGCCATGCCCTCGGGCGCTTCGATCACATCGACTTCAGCCCCCCGGACGGCGTGCGCGAGGAGGCCCAGCGCGGGCTCGACTGGCGCGACGAGTACGGCCGCGGTGGCACCGAGGTCGGCGTGGCCCGCGCCCGCGACCTGTCCAACGGGCGCAGCGTCAGCCCGGACACGGCGCGTCGCATGGCGTCCTACTTTGCCCGCCACGAGGCCGACAAGAGCGGCGAGGGCTGGTCACCCGGTGAGGACGGCTACCCGTCCGCCGGTCGCATCGCCTGGGCCCTGTGGGGCGGTGACCCCGGCCGCGCATGGGCCGACAAGCTCACCAAGCAGATGGACGCCGCCGAGACCGCCTCGCGCCACGTTCACGCGCTGGCCGTCCGCGCCCCGGCCCCTGCGGTCGAGGCCGGCGCCTTCGTCGAGGACGTGGGCAGCATCGCCCGGGACCGCGCCGCCAAGGCGATGGCGCCCACGGTACAGGCGGTCCTGGCGTCGCTCGACGGGGCCAAGTCCTACGACGAGATCCGCGCCGCGCTGAGCAAGGCGGCCACCGACCTGAACCCGACCGAGCTGGCCCAGGTGACCGAGCACGCCCTGGTGCTGTCGCAGCTCGCCGGCCGCAACGCCGTGCGCGCTCTGGAGACCCACGATGAGCCTCGCTGACAAACTGATCTCCAGCCCCGACTTCGAGAGCTACGCGACCAGCGGTGCCCTCGTCAGCAACGTCACGTTCGAGACGGCGCGCGGCCCCTGCCGGGCCATCCGGGTCGGGACCGGCGGTGACCTCACCGTGACCCGCGCCCGCGATGGCTCCTCGGTTACCATCTCCGGTCTGGTCGATGGCGAGACCATCATGATCCAGGCCCTGGCGATCATCTCGGCCACCACCACGGCGCAGAAGATCACGGTCCTGTGGTGACCCCTCGCCGCGTGGGCGCACGCTGGCCAGCATGAGCGACCAGACCAGGAACGACGCCCGGGAAGCCCTCGGCAAGCTCCAGCCCCACGCGGACTACATCGCCAAGCAGGAGGCGGCCAAGGGCCACCGCCTGTTTGCCATGCTGCACTACCGCTCGGGTCCGGGCCACGACGAGCGGTGGACCAAGGCGACCGACAAGGCACTGGCCAAGGTCCGACAGGTGGGCATCACCTGCGCCCTCGGCGGCGGTCGCGGCGAGATGCTGCTGACGCTGCTGGTCAGCGACGACGTAAGGCTCGTGCCGCTGGCCGAGTCCTTCGGGCTGAAGCGCACCACGCTCGCCTTTGCGCCCACCGAGTCGGTCACCTTTGTCCATCGACCCTAGCCATGCCCCCATCGCCCACCGCACCCCAAGCCGCCATCGAGTGGCACCGGAAGCGGCTGGCGATGCCCAAGGACGAGTACGACGCGCTGACCGACGAGGCCAAGAAACGGGCCTTCACGGTCGCGGGCACGGCGCAACTCGACCTGATCGCCAGCGTCCAGGTGGCCCTGGACAGCGCCCTCGAACAGGGCACCGACCTCGAAGCGTTCAAGGCCGCGGTGGGCGAGAAGCTTCAGTCCGAGTGGGTCGGCAGCAAGGGCAACCCGGCCAGCCGGCTGGAGACCATCTTTCGCACCAACGTGCAGTGTCTTGTCCCCGGGCAGACGGTTGAGGGGCGATTCGTTGCGGCGTCAAAAGCCAGGTATGCGGGGGATGTTCTTCAGCTTCGAACAAAATCCGGGCGACACCTCACGGTTACTCCCAACCACCCCGTACTTACCCCTTACGGATTCGTCGCCGCGCAGCATCTCCGCAATGGAGACAACGTCTTTGCTCGCGCTGGCGGCATCGACGGTGGACCCGCGCTTGGCCTTGTTCAAAAAAACGAACAGGACCGTCCAGCCTTGATCGAGGATGTATTTCGTTCTCTGGCTAGTGAGCCTGGACGAACCGTGAGTCGGACTCTTGGGCCTCTCGACCTCCACGGCGATGCGGCTCGAACGGATGGCTATGTCGACGTTGTAAGGTCCGATGGCGAACTGCTGCGCAACGTCAAGGCCAAGATCCTTGATTGCGTTCGCGAGTTCATCCTCGCCCTCTCCGCGTCCCAGCAGCCGCTCGTACCGAGTCTTCGCGGCCCTGATCTTCTCCTCCAGCGGAACACGCCGGCCTCGAATGGCGCCCCAGGCTGGAGCCATGGTGGCAACGCGAGCGGCCTTGGCCTGATCTGGCAGGGCCGCCCACTCGGCAACCTTGGCATCCGACGCGCTTCGCCGGCTCTGGCCAATGCTCTTCAGGAAGCCATAGACCTGCCAGGTGGTCAGCCCGAGTTGCTTCGCCAGTGCAGGGGCGCTCTCGCCTCGCTTGTAGCGCTCTACGATGATGCGTTGCGTCTCATCTGGCAGGGCAACCTTCAGTCGACGTGCCTCGGCCCGGCCTCGAATCTTGACGCCAGCATTTCGGAACCTGCGCGTCAGCGCGGGCGCGCCGATCCCGGCTTCATCGGCAAGCTCCTTCACGGAAGCTCCGGACTCATAACGACGGATCAAATCGTTGAGATTGGGTACGGGTTTTTCAGGGGTCATGTCTACGACCTTCAGACCGAGGGGGGCTGGTATGTATCACAACGATTGCTCATTAGCAACTGTGCATACAACGCCGGGCGCCACGCCGAGGCCACCGACCCGGACACGCTGGCGATGCGGCCGTACTGGCAGTTTGACGCCGTGGTCGACGGCCGCACCACGAGCGGGTGCAAGGTCGCCAACGGCGTCGTCTTGCCTGCGGATCACCCGTGGTGGCGGCAGAATTTCCCACCCAGGCATTTCAACTGCCGGGCCACGTTTCACCCGCTGACACGGCGCCAGGCCGCCGCCGCGGGCATCGCCCCCGAGCCGCCTCCCGTGAGCGGTGCCGAGGGCTTCGGCGCGCAGCCGACCTAGGACCGCCATGCACTACCCACGACGACCGATTCGGCTGTCCACCGGGACCGAGCCGCCGACGGAGTTTCGCCTGTTCCCGCTGGGGCAGGTCGAGACGACCAAGGGCACCTTTGTCCTGACCCCGGAGGACGCCGCCGCCTGCGTCGAGAGGCACGTTGGCTACGGCAACGACCTCTCCGTGGACTATGGCCACGGGGTCTTTGAAGAGGCTGATGGGACACCTCAGCGCGCCGCCGGATGGATCGCCGGGCTTCAGGTCCGACCGGATGGCCTGTGGGCCACGGGCGTCACCTGGACCGAGACCGCCGCGCGCATGATTCGGGCGAGGGAGCAGCGCTACTTCTCGCCCGCGTTCATGGCCGACGAGGACGGCCACATCACCGAGATCCTCAACGTCGCCCTGACGTTGATGCCGGCGACCCACAACCTGACGCCGCTCGTCGCCAGCCGACGGAGCGGACGCACTGCAACGAGCAGGAGAACCAGTATGGAAGACAAGTACGTCGATGCGTCCGCGCTGCTGAAGCTGGCCGACGACATCGAAAAGATGGGCGAGGGCGAGGACAAGGAAAAGGCCGACCTCAAGGCCCTCGCCGAGCGCTGCCGCAAACTGGCCGAAGGTGGCGAGACCCTGGCCAAGCTGGCCGAGGATCTGCCCCCGCCGTCCGAAAAGAAAGAGGCCGAGAAGACCTCTGACGACGAGAAGAAGGACGAGGCCGACAAGGCCGCCGACGACGAGAAGAAAGAGGAGGCCAAGGCCGCCTCGCGCATCGTCGCCGCGGCCCGCGAGGCCACGGGCGAGAAGGATGCCTCGCGCATCGTCGGCGCCCTCAAGGCCCTCGGCGAGAGCCAGGGCGCCGTCGTCAAGCTGACCGCCCGCGTGGCCGAGCTGGAGGCGTCCGACAAGGCCGCCAAGGACCAGGCCAAGAAGGACCGCGTGACCGCGCTCGTGAAGGCGTCGGCCACCCCCGGCCCGAAGTGCAACGTCTCGCCCGCCGAGGTCGATGACCTGATCGCGCAGGGCATCAAGGACGAGGAGTGGCTCAAGGGCTACCTCGCCAAGAAGCCCGTGATCGTCGCCGCGTCGTCGGTCGCCACCCCGGCCAGCAACGCCACCGAGGCCGCCGCGGCCAACGTCATCACCGAAGACCAGAAGAAGATCATCCAGGCGTCCGGCCTCAGCGTCGACGACTTCTTCAAGCTGCGCGCCCAGCTGCCCGCCTGACCGGAAAGGATCAACTAAACCATGTCCGCCCTCACCGCTGAGCGGCTCACGCCGCAGTTTGCTGGCTCGTCCGGTCCCACCCCGGCCAAGCTGTACCTGCCCGTCAAGGGCTCCACCAAGATCTACGCCGGCAGCATCGTCGCGCTGAACGCTGGCTACGCCGCGCCGGCCGCGTCGGGCCTCGGCCTCGTCGCCGTCGGCGAGGCGCTGGCCACCGTCGACAACTCGACCGGCGCCGACGGCGACCTGTCCGTCGAGGTGCTGCTCGGGGTCTTCCGCTTCGAGAACAGCACGTCCGGCGATGCCATCGCGCAGGCCAACGTGGGCAGCGTCTGCTACCTGGCCGACGACCAGACCGTCGCGCTGACCAGCAACTCGGGCGCCCGCTCGGCCGCTGGCCAGATCCTCGGCCTCGACTCGTCGGGCGTCTGGGTCTCGGTCGGCCTCGGCGCCTTCGAACTGCTCAACCTCGCCGCGCTGAAGCAGGCGCAGTACCTCAAGGTGGCCGCCGACGGCGCCGCCGGCACCGCCACCAGCGAGACGGTGTTCAACCGCGTCAGCCGCACCGGCACCATCGTCGGCGCCTGGTACGCCCCCTCGGCCGCCCTGACCGGCGACGCGAGCAATAACGCCACCCTGACCCTCGCCAAGCGCGACGGCGCGGGCGGCGGCGCGTCCACCGTCGCCACCATCACCACCACCGCGGTCGCCGGCAACTGGACCGCCTTCGTGCCGGTCTCGCTCGGCACCCTCGCCAACAACACCGTTGCCGCTGGCAACGTCCTCACGTTCGCCATCGCGAAGGGTGGCACAGGCGTCGTCGTGCCCGCCGGCACCCTGATCGTGGCCATCGCGCCCGCCTGACAGGAGCACACCACCATGATCATCAACGGCTCGAACCTGGCGATTCTCACGCAGAACGTCCAGATCAAGTTTCAGCAGGCTTACGAGGCCGCCTCTTCTGACTACGTCGAGAAGGTCGGCACCGTGATCCAGTCCTCGACCAAGGACGAGATCTATCCCCTGGTCGCCCAGATCCCGCAGCTGCGCGAGTGGACGGGCGACCGTCAGGCGCACGATGTGGCGACCTACGACTACAAGCTGTCCAACAAGGACTTCGAGCTGACCGTCAAGCTCGACCGCAACAAGGTCGAGGACGACCAGTACGGGGTTTGGATGCAGACCGTGCTCCCCATGGTCGCCCAGCAGGCCAAGCGCAAGCCCGCCCTGCTGATCCGCGACATCATGCGCGCCGGCCAGAGCACCGCCTGCCACGATGGGCAAAACTTCTTCGATGCCAGCCACCCGGTGAACAAGTTTCCCGGCGGCGGCTTCGCGGGCTCGACCCAGCAGAACTACTGGTCGAGCGGCAAGGCGCTGACGTTCGACAACTACCGCATCGTTCGCGCGGCGATGATGAACTTCCGCGACGAGAGCGGCGAGCGGTTCAACATCACCCCGAACCTGCTGGTCGTGCCGCCCGCGCTCGAGATGCAGGCCCGCATGATCCTCAACAGCGACATGGTGGCCGCGCAGACCCTCGGCAACGACACCAACGTCGGCGGGTACTCCAACCCGCTCAAGGGCTCGGCCGAGCTGCTGGTCCTCCCGGACCTCGGCGCCGACGCCACCACCTGGTACCTGCTCGACACCACCAAGTCGATCAAGCCGTTCCTGTACCAGAACCGCAAGAGCCCCGTGCTCGTGCCGATGTTCAACCCGAACGACGAGTCGGTTTACCGGCGCAAGGAGTTTGAGTTCGGCATCGACATGCGTGGCGTCGCTGGCGTCGCCCTCTGGTGGCTCGCCGCCAAGGCGGTGGCCTGATGGCGGCGGCTGACAAGAGCCTGCCCCTGGCAGTGCAGCCCCAGCCCGCCTCGCCCATGGCCGAGACCATCGCCGCGGTCAACGCGCCCAGCAAGGCGCCGGCCACCGAGCGCTTCTTCGTCTGCACGGGCCGCGGCCCGGCGCGCGGGAAGTTCCGCGGCCAGATCGCCAAGTCCACCGACGGCGAGGGCATCTCGGTCTTCTGGAGCGAGAACCCCATCGAGGTCGTCCTCACGCAGTCCGCCATCGACGAGTGCCGCAAGGACCCGGAGATCGTGCTGCTGGTCGGCAACGAGATCAGCGCCGAGGAGGCCGAGAAGCACGTCGCCGGCCCCGTGGTCGCGCGCGAGCTGGTCGACATGAGCCTGGCCTCGACCGAGGCGCTGGAGGCCGAGGTGGCCCGGCGCAAGGCCGCCAAGCTCATCGCCTCCCGGTCAGGCCGGAGCTGACCCGTGGCTGCCCCCGTCTTCGCGACGACGGCGCAGCTTGCCAAGGTCGTGCCGGCCGGGGCGCTCGCCTCGGTCTCCACCGCGGTGCAAGAGCAGGCCCTGGCCGACGCCTCGGGCGAGGCCATGAACTACATCCCGGACCAGGCCACCGCGCCCCTGACCGAGCCCTACGACCCCGCCCTGGTGCGTCACGTCTGCTGGCTCGCCATGTGGCAGATCATGAGCTTCCGCGGCCTCAACGTGGAAGCCGGCTCCAACGAGTTGTTCAAGATCAACCGCGACGCCGCCGTCTCTTGGCTCACCAAGCTGGCGCGTCGCGAGATCACCCTGAACAGCGCAGGTGCCCCCGTCGCCGGCAAGGGCGGCCCCCGCGTCG